AGCGTAAAAGAGGAAACAAGATGAGTTTAGAAAATGGAAACAAGACACTGTATGAGTGGGATCACGAAAGAGTGTCTCTTGGAAAATACGATGACGGTGAAGAATTTATTGAAGTTCAAGACCACGATCATTGTGACTACCTCACCAGCTTGCCAGACCAAACGCCCGACGAAAGAGGTGAATGGGAAAGGTTGGTTCTTGTGCGAGATGTGTTTCGAGACTTTTCCTTAGAGGACAGAACTTGGGCCTACGTCGAAAGCGGCAAGTTGCCGCAACACTTCTCGGACTCGTCGGGCAGAGAAGAGACTAAAGTTCCCAAGCGTTTTCACGCAGAACTGCAAAAAGTTAAGAAACAAGGAGGAACAGACGCGATGTACGCCAAAGGCGAATCTGTCGGATGGCTTAACGATTACTTTAAATAAACCACTCGGGGCTTCGGCCCCACCACTTTATGGGTCAGTCGGCTCCCAGAAAAAGCCGACAAATTAGAGGTAAAACCTAATGCCATTATTAGAAACGGAAATAGAAACAGCAATAAACCTGTTAGCACAAACAGTCGACGGGGACGTCGAGTCAGGGGACGCTTTGCGATTTACGCAAGCGGCGCTGAACCTAGCTCACGTCCTGTCAATCCTTAATAACCTGAAAAAATAAATGGGAGGGGCTACGGCCCCGCTACTTAAAAAAAGGAGAGTAAAGAAATGAGCATCAAATTAAAAAGCACTAAAGATGTTGCGGCGCAAGGCAACAACTTTTTGATCTACGGTCAAGCCGGAGCAGGCAAGACGACACTTGCCAAGACGCTGCCCAAGTGTCTGATTATCAGCGCCGAGAGCGGGCTGTTGTCGCTAAAAGACAGCGACGTGAGCTATGTCGAAATTACTTCGATGACGGATTTGCATGAAGCATACACGTTTGTAAAGGATAGCGACTTTGAAAGCGTCATGATTGATAGCATCAGCGAAATTGCAGAAGTGTTGCTGGCCGAGCAAAAGAAAACGCTGGCAGATGGCCGAGCTGCTTATGGAGAAATGGACGTTCAACTCAGCGAGTCGATAAGAGCGTTTAGAGACTTGCCGATTCACGTGGTAATGACCGCCAAGCTTGAGAAGCAGACGGATGAGATGGGCAGAGTCTTGTACTTCCCTAGCCTCCCCGGAAACAAGACAGCTCAAAAACTACCGTATTTTTTCGACGAGGTGTTGGCGCTCCGAGTTGAGAAGGATGAAGACGGCGTGACCCAACGAGCACTGCTCACCGATGGTGATGGCCTCTGGCTCGCCAAGGATCGATCAGGAAAGCTTGACCAGTGGGAAAGTTGTGACCTCGGGGAGATCATTTCAAAAATAGGAGGTGAGTCGTGAGCTTGTATGAGGACTGGGTCCAGCAAAAACAGATCGAGCAAAACGCAATGAACGCTCGTCGAGAAATAGAAGACGAGATCGTCAAGGCATTTAGTAACGAAGTTGCTGCGGGAAAATCTAAGACGGTGAAAATAGACGGCTTCAAGGTGAAGATTACCGCGCGGATGGAAACGGCGATTGACAACGAAGAGCTTCAAAGAATTGCCCGAGATGAAGGCTTGACGGGTCATCTCTCAACCCTATTCAAGTGGGAGCCAAAGCTGAAAAAAACAGTGTGGAAAGAAAGCAGTACGGAAATCACAGGGCCATTAGAAAAAGCTCTGACAACATCGGCCAAACGGCCATCATTTTTAATCGAAAAAATCTCTGAAGGAGAAACGTAAAATGGCAAATCTAGGACAGACTTTTAATGTGGACGATCTTGGCGGTTCGGAAAATAAATACGATCCTTTGCCTGCAGGCTGGTACAGCGCAGTGGTACATAGTGCGGAGGTCAAGCCTACGAACGCGGGAACTGGCGAGTACATCAAGCTCCGGTATGACATCACTGGACCCACTCAGGAAGGTCGAGTTGTTTTCGGAAATATCAACACGAGAAACCCGACGCCTATTGCTCAGAAAATTGGATTAGAAAATCTCGGAGAGTTGATGCGCGCAATAGGCTTGGCGACCGTTGAGGACTCAGACGAGTTAGTGCGAGGACCAGACGGCTCTCCAAGAAACTTGGACATCAAGCTCAAGATCTCAAAAGCAAGCGTGGGAAAGGACGGCACCGAGTATCCCGAGAGCAACGACGTTTGCGGTTGGAAGGCTAGCAAGGGAAGCTCAATGCCTAAGCCTTCGGCTGCCCCAGCTAAAGCGCCAGAAGCGCAAGCAGACGACAGCGCGTCGAGTCCTCCTTGGGCAAAGAAGTAGAAGGTTGAGGGCTTCGGCCCTCATTTTTTTAAAACGGGAGAGTCGGAATGAAGAAAATGATGGATATAGAAAGTTTAGTGATAGAAAAAAATATACCCATCAAAAGTCGCAAGGAAAGATGGGAGTTGTTGGCAAAAAAAATGAATGTCGGAGACTCAATTTTATTTTCTGACTATCAGAAAGCGCGCGGTCTGTTCAATGCCTTTAAAAGAATGTCTATGGACTGCGAAGGATTTACTGAAGGCGACAGTCATCGTCTGTGGAAAACGGGAGAGTCGAAATGATAATTACTAAGTTGGAAATAACACAGGGAAGAGACGGCGTGTACGAAGCGTTTTTTAGAAACGGAAACAAGCCGTGCGTTGGATTTTCTGTAGACAGGCAAGAGGCGATTAGTTTTTGTTTGGAGCTAGTGGAGCTTGCCAAATGTCAAAAATAAACCTGCCCAGAAATTTGTTGATAGAGGCTATCGATTCGGCGCACGAAAGCCGAAAGGAGACGCAAAGACCGCACATTGGATGCAGCGTCCTCGGACATCATTGCGACAGGTGGATGTGGCTGTCATTTCGTTGGGCCGTGATCGAAAAGTTTAAGGGCAGAATGCTTCGGCTGTTTAGGCGCGGAAATTTAGAAGAGGACAACTTCATCAGGGATTTGCGTGGGGCTGGAATAGATGTTGACGGCAGCCAGTCTAGAGTTGATTTCGGCTGTCACATCAGCGGGAGTTTAGATGGAGTAATACACTCTGGCGTTCCGGGGGCTGAAAAAACAAAGCACATCGCAGAGTTTAAAACGCATGGAAAGAAGAGCTTTAACAAGCTCGTCTCTGCAGGCAGCGTAGAAAACTCTCACTACAATCATTACGTTCAAATGCAAACTTATATGCTGGGGATGAAAATTGATCGAGCTTTGTACCTTGCCGTTTGCAAAGACGACGATCAGCTTTACACCGAGCGAGTTAAGCTCGATAAGAAATTTGCTCAGTCCGCAGTGGATAGAGGTAAAAGAATTGCTCTCTCCGACAGAATGCCAGAGCCGTGTACTGGGGCTAGTCCGTCGTGGTATCTCTGCAAATTTTGTGCTGCATATTCTTTCTGTCACGCACAGGAGCCGACGAAGGAAGCGAACTGCAGGACTTGCGCTCACGCCACGGCCACAGAAGGTTCCACGTGGAACTGCGAGCGCCACGGCGGAAGCGAGATCCCTTTAAAGTTTCAGGAGGAAGGATGCGACAGCCACGTCGTTCATCCAGACCTTGTGCCTTATAAGCGCAAAGAAGCCGAAAGCGAGTGGGAGACTATCTACGTGATAGATGGCAAGGATGTCTTGAACGGCGAGGCTGGATATTCCGGGAAGGAGATCATCGCTAACCCAGATCTTTGCGCCAGCGGTGACGCAGCAGAGTTGAGGAAGGCGTTCGACGGGAGAATTATTAAGTGAATAATTTTCCACAATTCCCTTTGATCAGGCCAACTGAAAAAGAGGCAATGATTGATTACGCCTCTCTTCAAATGCTTGATGCTAAAACTTTATTAAAAGAAAAAGAATGGACCAGCAGATCTGTAATTGATGCAGACCTATGCCTTCCTTACGTTATTACAAAAAGCAATGTAGGAAATAAGAGTAGTAACTTTTATCATTGGCAATCAAGAGTGGCCTGCGACAGCTTGACTGCTCCCTCTCCTATCAGAGCTTGGTACGATCAAAAACTAAGAAAGAATATTGAAAATTCTATCTATTACAAAGATAGCCACAAAAGCGCTTTGACAATGCGGGGATACGTTCCGTCTCAATTTAGACCTTCTGCCGCAAAGTGTCTTTATTCACTTTTCGAGGCAAAGAGAATTTACGATCCATGTGGCGGCTGGGGAGATAGATTGTCTGCGGCGATGAGTGTGGATGCAGACTTTTACTATTGTCGAGATGTAAACCCTTTAGTCTTTACTGGATACGCACTTCAGCAACAGACTTTTCTTACCAAAACAAATTTGTCTTTTGAGTACAGGGGCAGCGAGATTGATTGTCCTGAAGAAGATTATTTTGACTTTATTTTTACTTCTCCTCCTTATTACAAGATTGAAAAGTACCAAGGAGATATGCAGTCTCACACAAAGTTTAAAAAGTTTAACGACTGGATGACGGAGTTCTTGTATCCGATGGTTACTTTTGCGTGGGACTCGCTGCAGGAAAATGGAATTCTCGCTCTCAATATTAGTGACTGCTATGCCAATCACGAATACAACAGAATCTGCCAGCCGTTGATAGACTATTGTTTATCTTCATTAAGTAACTGCTCCATTCAAGGAGTAATTGGTTACGAGATAACTTCTAGGAAGAAAAACGGAGTCAACGCAGAGCCTATTTTATTTTTTACCAAAGGTGATAAAAAGATTAATTTTTCTAAAATGGCAGAGTTATCACAAATTCAAAAGAGTTTAGACTTGTGAAACTTAGAGACTACCAGCAAAGGTCTATTGACCTGCTGTACGACTGGTTAAAGAATAACGATGGCAATCCATGCCTAGTCCTTCCCACAGGTTCTGGCAAGAGCCACGTCGTAGCGGAGCTATGTAAAGACGCTCTGACTAACTGGCCGGAGACGCGAGTCTTGATGCTGACTCACGTTAAAGAGCTGATCCAGCAGAACGCGAACAAAATGCGAGAGCACTGGGCTGGCGCTCCATTGGGGATTTACAGCGCAGGACTCAGGCAAAAGAATCTTGGTGAGCCGATAACCTTTGCCGGGATTCAGTCGATCAGAAAGCGCGCGCAGGACGTTGGTCATATCGATTTGATTATCGTTGACGAGTGTCACTTGATATCGCACAAAGCGGAGGGAGGCTATAGAGAGCTGATCCAAAGCCTGACTGACATCAATCCATCAATCAGGGTCATTGGTCTGACGGCTACGCCATTCAGGCTCGGGCACGGGTACATTGACGAGGCAGGCGCGCTATTCCACGACAGGATCGAGCCGGTCACGATTGAAGAGCTAATTTTTAAGGGTCATCTCTGCACGTTGCGGAGCAAGAAAACGGACACTAGGCTTAGCGTAGCTGGGGTTCACAAGCGAGGCGGCGAGTACATCGAGTCCGAGCTGCAGCGAGCAGTAGACACTGATGACAACAACACGCTCGTTGTCGAAGAAGTCATTGCCAGAGGCAGGGACTGCAAGCACTGGCTTTTATTTTGCGCTGGCGTTGATCACGCCGAGCACATTGCGACAACGCTTCAAGCCTCAAATATTACTTCCGCTTGCGTGACTGGCAAAACGCCGATGGCTCAACGGACAGAAATTCTTAAACGATTTAAAGCCGGTGATATTCAGGCGGTGACAAACGCAAACGTCCTCACGACCGGATTTGATTTTCCAGATCTAGATTTGATCGCGATGCTGCGACCAACACTTAGCCCGTCTCTCTACGTGCAGATGGCTGGCCGAGGTCTTCGGCCCAAGGCTCACACCGACAGTTGCCTAGTCCTCGACTTTGCTGGCAACGTCGAGACTCATGGTCCCATCACAAGGGTTAGACCGCCAAACAAGTCTGGCGGAGGCGGAGAAGCGCCGATCAAGGTTTGTGACGCCTGCCACGAAATCGTTCACATCAGCGTGATGATTTGTCCCGAGTGCGGATACGAATGGCCGCCGAGCGAGGAGCCGTACGAGAGGCTGCGTCTGCGAGATGACGACATCATGGGCGCAGACTCAGAGCTGCAGATGCCGGTGAAGTCTTGGTCTTGGAGCGAGTACACGTCGCGGGCAGGCAACAATATGCTCAAGGCAACGTACTACGGCAGGCTGTCTGACAAGCCGATTGACGAATACTTTTGCGTCCTCAACCCAGGGTTTGCGGGACAGAAAGCAGTCGGCGAGATTCAAAAGATATCTCAGTCGAGCGGGTGCCGTGAAGAGCTTATTGCTGCAGACGGATTATACGCGGCAAGCGTCGTGCTGAACAAATCGACGCCGCCAGCGGAAATTATCTACGAAAAAAATGGACGTTACTTTAACGTCGTCAGGAGAAAATATGAGACATAAACAACCGCCAGAAGTTGTGGAATACTTTGAGAAGATGGAGGAGCTAAGGCTGCTCGTTGAGCCAAGATGTTGTCACACCTGTGACGCTTATACCAAGGAGGGAATGTGTCAGGAGTATTCAATCGCACCGCCGGAAGATTTCGCCGCAAAACTAAACGAGTGTCAAGAGTGGGCACCGATGATTCCGTTCTAAAGATTCCGACTGAGCACGAAGAGCAAGTGTTGTTCGTGCAGTGGTTTAGGCGTCAATACCCAAAGGTCAGGATTTTTGCCATACCAAACGGCGAGAGCCGGTCAAAGTCTGCTGGGGCGAGACTCAAGGCGGAGGGCGTTAGCGCGGGAGTGCCAGACCTTTTCATCCCAGAGTGGAATTGCTGGATCGAGATGAAGCGGTCAAAGGGAGGCCGCGTTAGCGAGAAACAGCGAGAGTGGCTGGACTATCTAGAGGCCGTCGGCCACAAAGCCTTTGTTTGTGCTGGATTCGATAGTGCAAAAGAAGTTGCGGAAAAGGTTGCTGCAGGCACCTAGCTGTGTATAATGCTCTGACACAAACAAGAAAAAGAGAGTAAACGATGATCACATACACGAAAAACGAGCAAAAACTTTTTAACCTGATAGCTGAAGAATCAATGAACGGTGGAGTTGTTGATATTACAAATTTTTCTCATTACGAATTAACAACTAAACAGGTTAGGGGTGTTATTTCTTCTTTGGTCAAAAAAAATAAAATATGGGTGGACGACGACGATTCTCACGAAAGCCCAGTATTCTGGCCGGAACACAGCAAGTATGGTTGTTGTTTTTGGTGTGATGAAGTACGAGAAGGAGAAGAGGAATACATCTTAGATAGCGAATTAAGGGAGCAAGCGTAATGAGCATAAAAACCAACGATGAAACTAAATCTTATTTTTATACCACGAATGAGATAACAAATAACTTAAAGGCTAAACATCCCTCAATGCCTGTCGATTTTGATTGGGATCATGCCGAAATGAATGCGCTAAACAACGCCGAAGATACGGATCACGAAGGGTGCATTCGTGATGGACAGGCTTCTTCAATTCAAGAAAGTTTTCTAGTAGCTTTTAAATTAACCCTTGAGATGTACATAGATCAAGAAATACACAGCTTTTAAAAAAAGGAGCAAGCGTAATGGAGACAAAGAAGTGTGGCGGATGCGGAACGACCAATTTAAAAATGTTCACAGAATCTCAGAGGAACAAGTGCAAGGATTGCAGAAAGTTAGAAAAAGTTAAAGGCGAGGCCGAAAATACTCCGACGAACTGGCTGAGTAAGGCATGGATTTAATTAATTAATTGCTCTAAAGATGTTTTTATTTACCTTTTAATGTGTATAATGGACTCATACCAACAAAGAAAAGGAAATAAAATGATACTTACAAGCACTGGTCGAACAGCAGTAGAGACTCAAGAGTTGATGGACACCGCGAAGATGATGATACGCAGGTCTAGGACAGCAGAAGAAAGAAACTTTTGGAGAAACCTAAGAAACCAGCATAGAGACAGCCTCGAGGCACTTCTTAAAAGTCGAGGTCATCTAAAGACAGAGGAGCAAGCGTAATGAGCAAATTAGATTTTAGTGATTTAGGTGAGGACTTTAGCGAAGATTTGGTCGAGGCCAAATCTACTCACGCCGATGAAGGCATTATGGGACAGACCAAGAGTGAGATTGCTGGAGCTATGTTCGAGTCTAAGTGTCCTGTCCGACAGTGTCGTGACGGGTCTTGGATAGCTTACACTGGACGTCTAGTCGGCCCCTGCAGAAAATGCCACGGCACTGGCACCATCACGACTAAGACTAATCCAGAAGTGCTGAAGAAAAACCGTGAAGATGCCAAGGCTAAAAAAGTATTAGCAGCTAAAGCAAATATCAATACGGCACTTAAATTTTTAGCTGACAACCCCGCAATTGACGCATGGTTTACAAATAAGGCATCAACTTTTGAATTTGCGAAGAGCCTTTTAGATAGCCTGTTAAAGTACGGCAGCTTGACCGAGAAACAGCTCGCGTCAGTCCAGAAGATGGTAGCTAAGGATGCGGAATGGAAGGCTTCTAAAATCGAGTCAAGCAAAGTATCAGATCTGAATATGTCTGGCCTCGTAACGATATTCGATAATGCTTCTGAGCACCTGAAGCGTCCAAGACTAAACATCGGCGACCTTCTCTTTACTAAAGCGCCGGACAGCGGCAAAAACGCTGGTTACTTGTACGCCAAGCTTAGCGACGAGTACGTCGGCAAGATCTCACCAGAGGGCGCGTTCTTGAAGGCTTGGGGATGCACTGAGGAAACAGTGGATAAGATCAGAGCCATTAGCGCAAACCCTCTGGAGGCTGCTCAAGAGCACGGTCACGCTACTGGACATTGCAGTGCTTGTAACCGGCTCTTAACAAACGAGCTTTCAGTCGAGCTTGGCATCGGGCCTATCTGCAGAGGCAGATGGGGCATCTAACATAATCGACCCCTTCGGGGGTCTTCAGGAGTTAGCGTAATGATGGACCCAGCAGATCAAGCACAGGTAGCAGTAACAGAATATTTGCTAGAGGGAACGAGGAAAAGCATCGCAAAAAGAGCGCAAAACGATCAAGACGAATTCTTGCTCGACATGGAGAGAAAGCTTGAGGAAGAAATTATTAAACTAAAAGGGAGCAGTTGATGTACATAATTCTCGAGATAGACAACGTAATATCAGACGATTCTTGGAGGGCGGATAAGATCAAAAAAGAGAAACTGATGCCGTCTGGGAAATTTCACGAATACAACATGCTGTGCGGATTCGACGTTCCCGGAAACGAATGGTTGTTTGATAACGATCATGAGGTCGTGGTCCTTACGTCTCGCCCTCGGTTTTACGTCGAGCCGACAAGGCAGTGGTTACTTAACGCCAACATAAGCCCATCTTGTCTAATCATGCGAGAAGACAATGACAACTCTAGCTCTCTTCAATTGAGAAAAAAACAGTTATTTAACTTTTCTGAAACCATGAAAGCGACGGCGGATCAAATCGTCGGCGCTTACGACAGTCAGCAAGAAATTGTTGATATGTACTCTGATAGCGGAATACCCAGCTATCTTGTTTCAATTCACAGGGAGCACGAAAAATGAGTAAAGACTTAGATCACAAGCAGGCTATGGTCGCGATCAGTTATCAGTTAGCACTTCAGGAGTCTGAGATCAGAGGCGAGTTCTTTAGGGTAGACGATCAAGCGCGGTCATACCTCAATAAAATCATACAGGGAGCAGAGACATGGCAAGAGATGGAGAAGG